AATAGGGCCTTTTCCAACAGGAGAGATCCATAGGTTAGGTAGATCCCAGTCTTAAGGGCTAAACCAAAAAAGCCGCCAGTACCAGCAAGATAGTACACAGGCTGAAGGCGCAGAGAATTGAGGAAGGTTCTTCCTGGAAGAGTGCTTTTCAGGGGGAGCTGGTTCAGAAAGGGGGCCGGCAACCTTAGGGGAGGCTGCCAGCCATGTGAGGAGGTATCCATGAACACCACATCACAAAATTATTATCTCATTACCACGGGGGCAGCACAATGCAGCTGACTATCACACCGAACTTTGCACAGGAGCGCGCGCTGAACATGTTGCGCCGTGACTGGAAGGCACACGACACCTTCATGGTGTACTCGCCGACCGGTAGCGGTAAAACAGGACTGGCTGCCTTCATCGTTGCCGGGTTCGTCAGCCGTGGTATGCGTGTTCTTTTCTGCGCGCCGTACACCATTTTGATTGAGCAGACAGCCATCCGCTTTGTGGAATATGGCTTGCCTGGTGATGAGATTGGCTATATCTGGGCTGATCATCCGAATCATGATCCGTCTCTCAAAATCCAGATTGCCAGTGCTGACACGCTGATCCGTCGCGTTTTCCCGGAAGACATCGATCTGCTGATTATCGACGAAGCGCACCTGCGTAAAAAACGCATCCTGCAGGACATTGAACGGCTGCGCGCCAGCGGGGTGAAGGTCATTGGTTTGTCGGGCACACCATTCTCCCCGTTCCTGGGTAATTACTATGACCGCCTCATCAAACCGACCACTATAGGCGAGCTTATCCAGCGCGGTGATTTGAGTAAATACGAGTTTTACGCGCCAACTAAGCCGGATCTGAAAGGCGTCAAAACTAAGCCATCACTGGAGTACGGCAGCGACTATAACGAGGCCCAACTGGCCGAGATCATGTGCGGGTCCACGCTGGTGGGCGATATCGTCCAGAACTGGCTGGAGAATGGCCGTGACCTGCCGACAATCGCGTTCTGCGTGAACGTAGCCCACGCCAATTTTCTCACCATCCAGTTTAATCAGGCTGGCGTAAATGCCGAGGTAATGACCGCTGACACCCCGGTCGACGAACGCCAAACCATCATTCACCGCTTCGAAACAGGCGCAACGAAAATCATAGTCAGCGTAGGCGTGCTGGTGGCCGGGTTCGACAGCGATGTTCGCTGCATCATCTATGCCAGGCCAACCAAAAGCGAGATTCGCTGGCTGCAGGCGCTCGGGCGTGGGCTACGCACCGCCCCTGGAAAAGAGTCCTGCCTCATCTTTGATCACAGCGGCACCGTTCACCGCCTGGGCTATCCGGATTCTATCGAATATGACGATCTTCCCGGTAAATCTGACGGCATGGAGGAAAGCGCGCGCCGCGCAGCTGAGGAACGCGAAGAGAAGCTGCCGCACGAATGCTCACAATGCCACTACATGAAACCAGTTGGTGTCTACGTCTGCCCGAAGTGCGGCCATAAGCCGCTGGCAGGCGAGGACATTGACACCGACACCGGGCGCAAGCTGAAAAAGTTGGGTAAGGACAAGCCGCAGCCGACGAAGGCCGAGAAGCAAGCTTGGTGGAGTCAGATCAAGTTTTACCAGAAACAGCGCGAATCCCTTGGCAAAACACCGGTAAGCGATGGCTGGTGTAAGCACACGTTTCATGAACGTTTCGGGGAGTGGCCACGCGGACTGAGCGACTATCCGATGGACATTACCCCCACGGTTTCGAACTTCATCAAGCACAAGCAGATTGCTTTTGCGAAGGGTAAGTCCAGACGCATGGAGGAGGCTCAGAAATCGGAGGCTCCCGCGTCAATTCATCAGGCACAGAAAGTGATTAGCGACATCAGGCAGCAGTTAGGGAAACGAGTATGAAGCGCTTAAGTCAGGCGGAAGTAAAACGCCTCCTCCATTACTCAGCAGACACAGGTGTGTTTACCTGGCTCATTAAGCCCAGCTATTGCGTCAATGCTGGTGATGTTGCCGGGACCACATGCACGAATGGGTATGTGAATATTTTGATTAAGAGGAAGCGATATAAAGCCCACCGATTGGCGTGGCTGTATATGACGGGAAGAATGCCCGAATTTGTAGACCACGAGAATGGTAAACGTGACGACAACCGCTGGGAGAACTTGCGCGAGTGTGACCCTCAGCAGAACGCTATTAATGCCAAATTACGGGCGGATAACAAGAGCGGGGTTAAGGGCGTTTACTGGAGCGATAAAAGCTGTAAATGGATCGCTCAAGCTAACTGCAATGGTAAGCGTTTCTTCCTTGGCCGGTTTAATGATTTAACGGCGGCCATCAGCGCACGGGAAGATTTTGTTAAGAACAACTTTGATTTGAGGTTTTATCGTGAGAACTAATCTCAAAACTGCAGAAGCAGCAAAGGGCCAGTGGGCCATGATTTTCGAGCATTACGGACTGCCACCAATCACCGGGAAAAACCACTTCAGGGGGAAGTGCCCGGTATGTGACTCGATTGGCAAATTCCGTATCGATGATCGTGATGGAGCTGGCACCTGGATCTGTACGTGCGGCAGCGGCGACGGTATGAAACTGGTGACCACCACCCAGGGCAAACCCTTTAACCAGATCTGCAAGGAAATCGATCAGCTCATTGGCAACAGCTTCACGCGGGAAAAGCTGCCTGAAACCAGCAGCGCCACCAGCATGCGAACCAGGGTGCTCAGCAAATTTGCAAAGCTTACCGCCTTGCGCGGCACTTCCGGCGCCCAGTACCTCAATGCACGCGGCATTTACCAGCTTCCAGCAGAAGCTATTCGCTTCAACGATAAGCAGCGTCATAACGGTCTGGTTTTCCAGTCTCTCTATTCACTGGCTACCGACGACAAAGGGGAGCTTTGCTATCTCCATCAGACGTTGCTCGACGGGGCCAGAAAGGCAGACATCGGGACCAGCGCCAAACGCCTCAAGTCCCTGCAGGAGGATAATTATCTGGATCACGCCCGCTCTGTGGCAATCCGAATGTTTCCGGTGGCCAGCACGCTGGGTATCGCTGAAGGGATCGAGACAGCGCTATCTGCGCACCAGATTTACAAGGTGAACACCTGGGCGACCATCAACAGCGGATTCATGAAGAAATTCCGCGTGCCGGCCGGCGTCAGGCACCTGATTATTTTTGCCGATCGTGATGAGAACAGCGCTACCGGGCTGGCCGCGGCGTACGAGTGTGCCCATGCCAATCTGCTGGCAAAGAATGACCTTCAACAGGTAAGCGTCTACTGGCCGGATCACGATGACTTCAACAACATGCTCATGAACGGCGATCAGGTTCGTGAACTGGTTTTTTACAAGAAAAAGGCGGCGGCGTAATGCGTACAGACAACATCGAACATAAAGCACTTTTCACCATCCCGACGGCAGCGCACAGCACCACTCTGGCGAACATCAAGCCACTGCCTGAGCAACGGAAAATTACTGGTCATAAGCAGACAGACGCCTACCTCTGGGTGCTGGAGGTCATCCGGATGAACGAACCTGCACACCTGGACGCAGCCGAAGCCGCGCTGGAGAAAATCACGATCACACCTAAGGAGGCCGAGAAACGATATTCCCGCTACCTGCTGGCGAATGGTGCTGATCCGCTTCAGGTTGCTTTTGGTACCATCGGCATGGATAACCCGGCGCGAGTTATCGAGAAAGCACGGGAGAATATCAAGAAGGCGGCAGGAGTCCGCGCTACGTTCGGTAGCTACGAGGCGGCGATGGAAGATGTTGAGGCTGAGCGGGTGATCAAATCATCAACCAGATTTATCGACTATTACTACTGGGGCTGGACTGCAGCTGAAAAGAAAGCTCAAAGAATTGACGGCAGCCGTTCGAACGAGATCGAGGAGCAGCGCCGTGCATGGGTAGCAGGTTATCGTGACGTTCTCCCTGAGCCTCGAACCCTGGCAGATGTGGCGCGTGAGTTTATCTACTGGGACTGGCTTTACACTGTTCGCAACACCTCGGGCAAAGAGCTGGGTTATGAATTTGGTTATTCTGAACACCATGAATCTGTGTACGACCGCGAGCGATACCTGGAAAAATTGCTGGCAACCATCAAACCTGTGACACGCGCCGAAGCCGTCGAAGTGTGCCGCTGGTTTCTGGAAAGCGGAAAGGGCGAATACATGGAAAACGACGGTGCCGCGGTCATTCTTAATCTGGTAGGGGAGTGTGAAGAATGAAGCTGGAAGCATCACTCAAACACTTCAGCCCCCAGGGTATGCACATCAGCGACAGCGTGAAGGGCACCTCGCCGGATCGCGTCACCGGCACAGATATTATGGCAGCCATCGGCACCACCAGCAGCCGCGCCCGGTTCGGTCTGGCGGCATACTTCGGCAAGGCCGGGATCAGCAAAACAGATGAGCAGCTGGCGGTTCAGGCGCTCGCGCGGCACGCGATGGATGCAGCTCCGAAGAATGTGCGCAAAGCAGCTGGTGGCGAGTTCGGCTGGTGCATGCAGCTGCTGGCGCAATTTGCCTTCGCTGAGTATGCCCGTTCGGCGGCCACAAGCGTGACGTGTCACAGCTGCGACGGCACCGGTTTGACGTCACGCTATGACGATGTGATCAAACATCCCGGCATTATTGATGCTGACGGTGTGCAGGTGGTAGCCCCGAAGATTAAGCATGAGCTGGTGAAGCACACCTGCGCATCGTGCGGCGGAAAGGGTGTTATTCATGCCCGGTGCCGCTGCGGCGGGAAAGGCGAAGTGCTCGACCGTATTGCGACAAAGGAGAAGGGGGCGCCGGTATTCAAAACCTGTGAGCGCTGTTCTGGTAATGGCTTCTCGTCTGTACCCTCGACCGCTGCGCACAAAGTGATTCTTAAGCGTCTGCCGGATCTGCATGTCAGGACATGGACTCGTAACTGGAAGCCGTTTCTGGAGGTGCTAGTGGGCATTTGTCACCAGGAGGAAGAGAGAGCTGACAGGGAATTTCAGGCTGCGACATCTTTTAGTGAGGATGACAACAAAATTTAGCATTTTGACAACAGAAGACTTGATTTTGTCCGAAGTTGTCGTGTAAGCTTCAAATTATGGAGTATATCGCCTACAGATAATTCACTCTGAAAAGCCCGCCACGTTGCGGGTTTTTTTGTATCCGCATTTCCCGCGCACCGCCCGCGCGTTCATCACGTCGAACCAATCCATTTGAAATGAGCCTTTGAGGAAGTCAGTCAGCGCTGGCGAGCCTCGACGGGCTGATTTTCTGTGCGGCAAAGGTTCATTTCAAAGTAAGGCACACGCATATCATGAGCATCACGCAAGAACGGCTGAAAGAGGTTCTGAAGTATGAGCCTTCGACTGGTTTATTTGTTTGGATAAAACGTACAGGTCCACGGTCTATGCCCGGTAAAATAGCTGGTAACGCTGATACCCACGGCTATGTTCAGATAATGATCGATAAGAAATTAATCTTCGCTCATCGTTTGGCTTTTCTGTATATGGATGGCGAGTTGCCGCCGGATGATAAGTGTGTTGACCATATCAATGGCAACCCCAAAGATAACCGATGGGATAACTTACGTGTTGTCACCCAATTTGTTAATCAGCAGAACAGACACAAAGCCCGAAAAGGGGCGAAGTCTAAGCTGATCGGAGCCAACTGGTGCAAGGCTCGTGGTGTATGGCGTTCGGCTATCACCGTCAACGGGCAACGCAAAAATCTTGGTAGTTTCAAAACTTCAGAGCTGGCCAACCAAGCTTATATGAAAGCGAAAGCTGAAATGTGTCGTTAACGCCTGCACGAACACAAACCCGCCGCCGAGCGGGTTTTTTTATGCCTGCAATTCTTCGCGCCACGCTCGGCGCACTTCAACCACAGAGCCTTTCAGAGGTGAGCCTTTGGTTAGTTTGCTGTTTAATTAGAAGTATCTATTACCCACTTTAAAGCTGATTCATAAAGCAAAATTTCTTCTACCGAAGCACTGCTTTCATAGATAGCCACATACTTATTTGTGAGAAATTTGATAAGCAATTCTTTGCTTATTTCTTGCTCCGGGTCTGACTGGAAGATGTCAATGACAGCTCTCCCGATAATCCAGTCTTCATCATTCATGCCAATTCCAGTATGAGAAAAAGGCATCATGACCCTATTCCTACTGTATTGACAGGATTATCACGAAATAAGTCTCTGTGTTCCTTTGAAAATCAGAAGAGCAGGCGTGAATTCTTATGCCTGAAACCCTTTTTACTACTCCCAGCACCCCGACCCATCGGAGGTGAGAGATATGTCCCATATGAGCAAACTCGTAACCGGTGTCGCGCTCGGCACGTCCGGCGGCACAATCCTGAACGGTGTTCTGACAAAGCTAAGCCCTGATGAATGGAGCGCCGTCGGTGTACTGGCAGGTATTGCCGGGATCATCATCACCGGGCTGGTTAACTGGTACTTCAAGCGCAAGGTAACGAACGCCCAGGTAAGAGCCTTGGAGAAATACGGCCCCGCAGTCAAAGTCGGAGATGATTAAATGCCAATGACCAGCCGCCTGCGTAACAAACTCATCGCCGCCGCTGGTGGTGGTGCAATGCTGATCGCTTCTCTGTTCCTCGGCGGACAGGATGGCGTCGAAGGGCGCAAGTACGTGGCCTATAAAGACGTCGCCGGAGTGTGGACCGTCTGCGATGGCCATACGGGCCGGGATATCGTCAGAGGTAAGACCTACACCGATCGAGAGTGCGACCAGCTGCTCTGGAAAGACCTCCAGCCAGCAAAGCGCACGGTAGATAACCTGGTTAAGGTGCCGCTGGGCGAATACCAGCGTGCCGCGCTCTACAGCTTCGTTTTTAACGTCGGATCTGATGCGTTCTCCAAGTCTACGCTGCTGCGCAAGTTGAACAAAGGCGATCACGAGGGAGCGTGCGAGGAGATGCGCCGCTGGGTTTACGCTGGGGGCATGAAATGGAAGGGCCTCCAGAACCGGCGCGAGATGGAGCGCAGTTTGTGCCTGGCGGAGGGGAAGAATGACCTTTAG